TATTTTTTGAGTGAGAAAATGATACAAGGATTTGAAAGGCATAAAGAAAGGCACATTGAAAAAGGAACTGAGTTTATTTTTAATCCTACAATTGGAGATAAAAAAGCATCGTGTTTAAGAGCAAACGCATCTTTAGCTCCTACTGATAATTCAGTAATAGTTCACAATATGCAACCAAGTATCAGTAATGAGGTTGAGATAGTCCCAATGGATTTTAGATTTGATGAAGGATTTAGGCCAAGAGAAAATGGTAAAAGTCCGACTCTTTGTTTAGGTTCAGAAAATGGATTAAGTGGTAATGCACTTGCAATGATTAACTCACGAATCCGCAGATTAACACCTATTGAATGCGAACGCCTACAAACCGTTGAAGACAACTACACCAGTTGCGTAAGCGATAGCCAAAGGTATAAGATGCTTGGTAACGGATGGACAATTGATGTAATTTGCCACATATTAAACTACTTAAAACTATGAACTTAGAACGCTACGAGTACTGGAAAGCTCAACAAGAAAGACAAATTAATTTTGAATTTACAAACTACGCAATGGCAGATATAGAGAGACGAATAGGGAGAAGACCTCAAAGGATTCAGGCTGTAATAGACTTAGAAAACTTTTTGAACGACTCAGAAAACAAGATAAGCGAAATCCCAAACGAAAATATTAGGAACGCTAAGATTGAAAAACTAAAAATTCTTTATAAAGTTCACGATACTATTACTCAGATGCTAACTGCCGAGATGTACGCACTTGCTAAATTAGATGAGGCGAAAGAAAGAATTGCAGAACTTGAACAAATGAATTTTGATTTATTAACTAAGATTAATGTGCTTGAGTTATAAATGTGCAAAACAAGTTTACAACTGCAACAAGCAAACAGAATCAATAAATTAAATTTGTATAACAATTAACCACTTATGCTAATTAATATCAATTTATGTCTAAGCGACATCCCTAAAGACAAAATCTTTACTTCAAAAAACGGAAAGCAGTACCTTTCAATCTGCGTAACTGAAAGAAAAGAACCTGACAACTACGGCAATGACTTAACAGCCTATGTGAATCAGTCAAAAGAAGAGCGAGAAGCCAAGCAGCCAAGACAATTCATAGGCACAGCAAAGAACCTAAAAAAGACAGCTCCAACAGAACCTTACAAAAACTCAAAATCTGACTTTCCCTTTTAACTATGAAGCCCAAAAAGTGCAAATTTTGTAAAGTCTCTTTTGAACCAGCAAAATTACTTCAACAAGTTTGCTCACCAGCTTGTGCGATTGAATTAAACAATCAGTTAAAAGCCAAGTCAGAGAAAAAAGAGAAGGTTAAGATACGAAAAGAATTAAAAGAGTCGGCTAAGACAATCTCTAATTATAGGAAGGACCTTCAGATAATTATAAACAAGATAGTCCGCACAATAGACGAAGGACACAACTGTATAAGTTCAGGAAGGAAGTACAAATCAAACGACCAAGCTGGGCATTATTACTCAGTAGGAGCTTATCCTCATCTTAGATTCAACTTACACAACATATACTCGCAATCAGTAGCTGATAACCTTTACAAGTCAGGCAACCCGATAGGGTTCACTCAGGGATTAATAAGAGATTTTGGCGAAGATTGGATTAAAATAGTAACAAAGCTACCTGAGGAATACAGAGAGCTGAAACTGGATAAGGAAGGTATTAAAGAGGCCATACTAAAAGCTAAGGACTTTTTAGTTAGGATAAATGACTATAAAGAAACTGAGATATTCTTACCAAGTCAAAGAATCTTTCTTAGGCACTTAGGCAATAAAGAAATCGGAATTTATAATGAATAAAGAGCAAATACTACTTCAGTTCTATAATTCAGACGTACCGATGAGAATTTGTGTTAAGAATTCCCACGAATACTACACGACTGATTTATTACACGAATGTATTTTAACCCTTTACGAATTAGACGAACAGAAAATAATTGACGCACACAATAAGAACTACCTTAGCTTCCTTTTTTACAAGATAGTTACCAACTCTTATATCTCTTATACCTCACCATTTGCTAAAAAATACAGACACTTTAACCAATCAACAGATGATTTTAAGAAAATACAAGCTGACATTGAAATTGAAAATGACAATTATGAGGAATTATTTGAGAGATTTATTCAGCATATAGAAAACGATATAGAGAGCTTTGAAGAATATGAGAGAGAACTATTTAAACTTTATGTTCAATTTCGTGATTTTCGTAAAATTAGTAATTTAGTCGGAATCAAGTACGGAGCCGTAAGACATTCAATACTACAAACTATAAAAAAACTAAAAGAGAAACACAATGGAGAATATAATACTTTGCTTACTTATCGGGTCAACTGGTTATGTACTGAGTCAGACGATAATAGAGTTCTGGAGGAAGACTTTTAACTCATTCCCTAAAAAACCTTTGAGCTGTGGGTACTGTCTTTCGTTTTGGATTGGGTTAATAACTTTTTTAGCCATAGAGCCTAATTTATACGCCTTTGGTTACGCTTGTTTATCTGCGGTTATATCTTCTATCATTTTTAAAATTATCGTGCAATGAATCAAACAATCTATGAACTACTACTTCCGTTAAAGCCTAAGTGGGAAACCTTTAAAAACGAACATCACTCTACTTTCACTAATCAAGACTATACAATAGTGCAGGAAGCTTGGTCCTTAATGTTTGGCGCACCTCCTCGTAATATGGGCTGTCAATCTTGCGTTCAGGAATTAATAACACGAGTATTTAGGCAATTTGACAATTTCACACCTGAAAAGAAAAGGAGAAAGAATGCTAAAGTTTAAACATTCGGGGAACTCAGGGGATATAATTTACTCACTTAACGCAATTAAGCAAGTATGTGAGACAAACGATACTCAGGCCGTTTTATTCCTGCATTTAGACCAACGATCAATTGGTCTTATGCCTAACCATCCACTCGGAAACGTTATGCTAAACGAGTATATGTATAAAAACTTGAAGCCGTTACTACTTTCCTGCGACTTTATAGCGGACGTAATGGTGTATTCAGGTCAGAAAATAGACTACGATTTAGATAAGTTTAGACAGATTGGTTTAAATGTAGGGGCTGGAGATATAAAAAGATGGTACTATTACGCCTTTCCTGAGATGACCTTTGATGTTAACGAACCTATCTTTAATGTAGGAAGTAAAAAAGGGGATTATATTCTAATAAATAGAACTAATCGCTACCAAAACGGAGGTATTGACTATTCAATACTAAACGATTACTCTAACTTAAAACTATTTGCAGGTACCATAGACGAATACCAACTTATCAAAATAACCATCCCAAGCCTTGAATATTTAAAAGTTAAGGACTTTTTAGAATTAGCTGTTTATATTTCAGATAGTAAAGTATTTATAGGCAATCAATCAATGTGTTTTGCGATAGCTGAACAACTACAAACGGAACGAATACTTGAGATGTATTTTGGCTGCCCAAATGTTATTCCAGTAGGTGGGGAGTTCTACGATGTATTCAACCAAAACGGATTTAAACACGCACTTAATCAATTATTATGAAAATAGTTTACTGGGATAAACACCCTGACGAATACGAAAGAGTTAAACACTTTCTAAATTTAGCAGGGTTAGACTGCGAAAGATTTATAGGAGATAGACCTCCGACTGATTTTGATTTGCTATTTGTACACGATGGACCATTTGCAGGAGAAATCCCACACGATAGGAGAAAAGACTGCATTATTATTTTTTGCGTACACCCGATGCACATTAACTCATATTTTTATGCAGGATATACAAGGGCGATACTTAAAAACTTTGAACATAAAATACACTGGTTAGGCGATGGCGTTATTTTACCCCCACTTGTAAAACTTTACGAACCTGCACCAATAAATGATAAACTTGTTTCAATTATTCACTTCTACAAACAAAGAGACGAACAAGGCTATTATCAGGCATTAAGTTTAGGAGCTATGGTTTATGGGCAAGAAAACGAATTAGGAGAAAGAAACGACTCTGAGCTATTTGAGGAAGGAATGAAAGCCTTAGTACATATTAAAAGATGCGGCTACTTATGCAATGCGGTAGTAAAAGCTATCAGTTACGGAGTACCTATTATAATGGATAGAGGCACTTATGATTTCGGCTACCAAGATATTTTAATTCCAAGCTATAATATGGCAGTAGCAGGAGAAGAGTACAACTTAGACGAAATAAGAGAAAACCAGCTTAAACATAGAATAGAACTATACGAACAAACCAAACAATCCGAAATACTTTCAATACTATGAAGATACTTATAATCATACCCGACCCAGTTACAGGGGTAGAATACCACCGTTTAATAATCCCTTTTGAGAATATGGGGGGCGACCACCAAATTACAGCCGTAAAGTCAATAGACCAGCAGCCCGATGCTTTCTTTCAAGAGTTTGATTTAATCTACACGAGTTCAGTAGTAAGTAAGTTAGGTTTTCAAGAGGTAGTTTGGACACAACTTAAACGTTTAGGCATTCCCGTAATAATAGACCGAGACGATGACTGGATGCTACCTCATGACCACATAATGAAGAACGACTGGGTAAAGAATAAAACAGCAGCCCAAATAGTCTACAATCTTAAAATGGCTGATGCTGTTTCCGTACCTACTGAGTACTTAGCAGCTAAGGCAAGGCAATACAACAAGAATGTCTTCGTTATACCTAACGCAATAGACTTTAATCAGCCACAATTCAAAACGGACCAAAAAGTTAAGGACTTAAAAACTGAAAAAGTACACATAGGATGGAGTGGTTCAGTAACGCATTTTCACGATGTAATGATGCTAACTGATACTTTTATGCAGCTTAACTCTAATCCTGATACGAAAGGAAAATACAGAGTAGTACTTAGTGGATTTGTGGAAGGCGATATGATATGGAAGGAATACGAGAAGATTTTTACTTCAGGATTTAAAATTGCAGAGGACCAGTACTGCCGTATAAACGGAATGGATGTCTATACCTACGCAAGTGCTTATGACTTAATGGATGTCGGATTGATACCTTTGAAGGATACTGAATTTAACCGATGCAAGTCTGAATTAAAGATGATGGAGATGGGTGCTAAGAAGCTACCAGTAATTGTCTCTAATCAATATCCGTATACTAATATCGCCAAACACGGAGAGAACTCTTTAGTCTCATCAAAAAAAGATTGGTTTAAAAATATCAAAAGAATGATTGACTCAAAGGAGTTAAGAGAAGACTTAGGCGCAGCCTTATATGAAGAAATATTCGCCAATTATAATATATTAAATATAAATCAATTAAGAAAGGAGATGTTTAATTATGTCACAAAGAGGTAGACCAAGAGCAATAGAAAGTCCTGAAATGTTATTAGAGCTTTTTGAAAAGTACAGAGAGGAGACGAAGTCCAATCCAATTCTCAAACATACATTTGTAGGAAAAGATGGAAAGTCAGTATATGAGAAAAGAGAACGAGCGTTGACAATAGATGGGTTTGAAGTCTATTGTTTTAAGGAAGGTATAATAAATGACTTAGGTGATTACTTCTCAAACAAAGGTGAGCGATACGGAGACTTTACCACCATCTGTACGCGTATAAGGCAAATCGTTCGTGAAGACCAAATACAAGGAGGTATGGCTGGAGTCTATAATCCGAGCATAACTCAGCGATTGAATGGGTTAACGGAGAAAGTTCAAACTGAGCAGAACATAAATGTAAACAAACTACCTGAATGGTTGACCAAGCCTATTGAGTAATGTTCAATCCTAACTTTGTCTTTTTAGAGAAGTCAGTAAGTACCAAACGCATTATCGCCTTGCAAGGAGGAACAAGGTCAGGTAAGACTTATTCAGCTCTACAATGGCTTATTCGGTTATGCCTCAAACACGAGGGAATGACCATCTCTATTGTGCGTAAAACACTACCAGCTTTGAAGTCTTCAGCTATGCGAGATTTTATTGAGATACTTACTTCAATCAATCTGTACAATGAGACTGACCATAACAAGTCGGAGAACACTTACATCCTAAACAAGAACTTGATTGAGTTCTTTTCGGTAGACGATGCTCAGAAGATACGAGGAAGGAAAAGAGATATACTTTTTGTAAATGAAGCCAACGAGATAGACTTAGAGGACTGGAGGCAGTTACTACTTAGAACGACTGGTAAGGTTATTATTGACTATAACCCTTCAGACTTTGAGCATTGGATTTATGATCAGGTACTGACCCGTGATGATTGCGGATTGATTATAACGACCTATAAGGATAACCCACATCTACCTGACGCATTAAAGCGAGAGATAGAAAGTTTAGAACAAGCCGACCCAGAATATTGGAAGATATTCGGTTTAGGTGAACGAGGACAATTGATGGGATTAGTCTTTAACAATTGGACCAATCAGTATGTAGTACCAAACGAAGCTAACTTTATCGGTTATGGTTTAGACTGGGGATTCTCAGCTGACCCTACTGCACTTGTTTCAGTTTGGAAGTATGAGCAAGAGTTATACATAAGAGAGGAGCTGTACGATAGAGGACTAACTAACCAAGACATCGCAGAAAGATTGAAGAGTTTAGAGATAGGCAGAAAAGAAATCTTTGCAGACTCAGCTGAACCTAAAAGTATAGAGGAGGTTTACAGACTCGGTTACAATATCAAACCAACACAGAAAGGTAAGGACAGCATTATTAACTCAATTGATATTCTGCGGAGATATAGACTGCACTTAATCGGAAACAACCTGCAAAAGGAGTTCCGCACCTATAAATGGAAAACTGATAAGGCAGGAAAGATAGTTAACGAACCAGTAGACTTCAACAACCACTTAATAGATGCTACACGCTATCTTGCCTTGATGAGATTGCAAGAACACAAACGAGGCCAATATGTTACAATCCGAGCCTAAAAAACTATATAATATAAATGAGAAGCAATTACTATAATTTAACTTTAAAGGACTTCATAGAACTGCAACAAGTGAAGGACTTGGGGATTGAAGCAAAAAAAAAGAAGCTATCTATTATTTATAAGATAGAGGCTGAGTTCTTTGATGGGTTTACCTCTGAGCAGATAATATCGCTCTACTCCGAATTTGAGCAGTTAGAAAGTCAGCCGATTAAGACAACTTACAAGAAAAGAGTTAAGGTAGGCGGTAGATGGTTTTTTGTTGATTACAGATTAAGTCAAATTAGCGCAAGTCAATTCATAGACATTTCGCACTTTTCAAAAACTAATCCGATTGAGAATATTCACAAGATAGTAGCTTCGTGTATAAGACCAATTAGCTGGAGATTTGGAAAGCCAAGTAAGTACAACGGAGACGAACACGAAGAAATAAGTGAACTACTACTTAATCAAATGAAAGTAAAGGATGCTTATCCGATTATGCTTTTTTTTTGCACTCTCTCAAGCAAATTATCGGACAATATCCTAACTTATTTCCTAAGCACGAAGGAGGAGACTTTGAGCAGGCTCAGAACTTTTATACAAAATGGGGATGGGTCGCAACAATAGATAATTTAGCTAACCACGATAAAACAAAGTGGGACTACTTTTTTAATTTAGGACTGAAGGAGTTTTTTAATATAGTAAGCTACCACATTGAACACACGGAACAGATAAAGAAAGAGAATGGCAGAAACAGACTACACTAAGTTATTAGGCGATTTAGGAACAGACGCAGAAGCTGGTCCTATTCAGTTTGATTCTATTATTGAGGAGGCCTTAGTTAGGTTTGTCAATGGCTTAACCGATACTATGAAATCTAACCTAACCGAGTTAGATGCTTACTATGCGGATTCGGAATTAGTGCAGTCAATAATCACTTTACCTTTGAGTGCCAATGGGAATAGTTTTGAAATGTCTATTGAGATGAACTATTACGGTGACTTTTTAAACGAGGGTGTAAGTGGTACTCGTAACAAATTCAATTCACCTTATTCATTCAAAAAAGAGTCAGTCAGTCCAGCCTTTAATAAGTCATTGAGAAAATGGATTACAAAGAGAGGCTTTCCGATTGAGAGTAGGTATTCACAAACAAGAGATTTGACGAAGGACCAAAGAAAGAAAAAACAAATTGATGAGAAGACGCAGATGGCTTACGCGATGGGAATAGGTATTAAGCGAGAAGGTATAAAACCAACTAATTTTATCAACGATGCACTAAGCGAACGCAATGTAGCAGCATTCGCACAAGGATTAGCTGATGCGTTAGGTAGGTCAATTGAAATTACGATAACAAAAAATATTTTAAAATGATTATAAATTCACAGCCAAACAATTGGCAGAATGTATACAATGAGATGGTATTCGGATTGGAGAGTACTAACGCAACTGCTGCGGGTTTTCAATTCTTGGTGGACATTAATGTAAGCGGACAGACTAACCCAGTCGCAAGATTGACTTACCCAAAACAGCCAGGCATTAACACGATAGATGTAGATGTGAGTGAAGTACTACGCAACTATGTTAGCTATGACTTCGCAAGTTATAACGCATCTGGTATCTATCATTGCATAAACTCTAAGGTTGACTACTGGGTTGAGTTCGGAGAGGTACGCAACAATGCTTCAGGTATACCAGTAATTTACCCTAACTTAACTGGGTTCTATGCAAGTGGTAATAACGCACATTCAACAAATGCTATTTTTGATTTCTTAGACTGGAGCAAAACAGCATTCATTGATTACAATGTAAACTCACCAATTGAATCAGGTTTAACTTTGAATCAAACTACCTTTCAAGAAAAGCTCAGATATGGTGAGGAAAGGTTTTTAACTTATTTTGATTACGATGAAATCTATGGTACTGGTATAGTAGGTAATATCAATGTTCAGGTATTAGATAAAAATCTAAATTTATTAATTGAGTCAAATGCTGGATTCACTCCGATTGGGTCAATTAATTCTATCAATGTCGCTAACTCAGGTAATGCAAGTGGATATTACAAATCGGTTTACGATGCGGCTTTTGATTATCCGAATGCAGTCTACTATCGGGTTAACGGACAGAACACAGCTGGGAGCGGAGCAACAACTTATTTTAGCAGAACCTTCTTGATTGATACGAGCTGCCAAAAGTATTCACCTATTAGATTACATTGGTTAAATAATTTGGGAGGATTTGATGCTTATACATTTACTAAAGTTAGTCGCAACTTCACCGACATAGAAAGAAAGATGTTCAAGAAATTTCAGCCTTTAAATTATCCTAAAACATTCAGAGCTAAAACTAACTACTTTACTAAACTTACGGACACGATTCAAATAAATTCCGATGGGTTGACCGATGCTGAATGGATAGGCTTAAAAGAATTAGTATTAAGTCCAGTAGTAATGATGGAGTATGGAGCGACTTATATACCCGTAAACATAAAAGAGAGCAACTACGAAGAAAAGATATACATAAACGACAGACAAATAAGCTCACTACAATTAACGATTGAATACACCTTCGATAATTACAGACAATCACTATGAACCAAACCGAATTAAAAATAATAGCTTATAACGCTTCAGGAATTGTTAGCAATACTTGGGATGTTGACTTGTATGATTCAGTTCCGATGCCGATTAATAAATCAATCGTTGACATTCGTGAACCTGATAAGAGACAGAGTGATTATTCTAAATCATTAACCATACCTGGCACAGCAAATA